GGTACACTGTCTCGACCTAAGGTTCTCCAAGTTCTAAGAACGTTTACGGAGTTCCAAAAGTTGGAAGAGATAGTTGGGTACCGAAAATTCGGACATACTGCCCACTATGTGGCGGATTATCCCCGAATGATCCACATTCTGGGTCTGTCTGATGCTGTTGACCAAGCTATGATTAATTTCAAGCTCAAGGTCAACTTTCCCTGCACCAAGACATTCCCTGTGGTTAATTGGGAAAATCCATGTAATATTTCTCGAACATTCGCGAAAGTTTGTTACCGGAGGGGTTACCCCCAGCTGGTTATTCGCGCAGTTCGTAAGTCCTGCACCACTAAGCGCCGCCGCTTCGATCTGATTCTTCATTATCTCAAAGTCTTTCCGAAAGGATTAAAAGAAAAAGAGTATGTGAAGATGATAAAGCTATCCCTCGCGGGTACTTTCTCAAGTCAGATGGATCAGGAGCTCCCTGAGGGTTTCTCCACAAATAGCATCCCTATCTTTCCTGCCTACACGCAGAAAAAGTTAGATGCCATTTTTCAAGGAGATCTCAATAAGGAGAGGAGAGTTCAATTCTACTTCAATCTACTTCAATCTAAGGCACTCTGTGCCCCGGTTGGAGAAGATATGATTAAGGACGCCTATGAAAGCCACTGTGCTTCCATCTGTCGTCCCGAAGAAGAAACTATTCCTCTAGAGCCCGATCTATATCTTCGACTCAGAGCGCATGCGAAAGCATTCTTTTCTCAAAATTGTGATTATGACCCCTTTCGAACCTCTCTCCCCAATCCGATGTCCTCAGTTGAGGCAAACCGGAAGAAGGGAGGGAATCGTCAAGGTCTTATTAACAATGGTACCCTCCGTCGTTCTAATCGACACCCCTTGATTGGGATGATGGAGGATACCGAGAATTCTAGAATGGAACCTTTCGTCATTGGCCTATTTGGCCAGCCAGCCAGTGGAAAATCCACGATTGTTCAGAGGCTCCTGATGGAGCTTAAACAGCGGATTGCCCCAGGTTTCGGGCGCGAGGACTTTTCATATTCTCGTTCATGTGCAACAAAGCATTGGGATGGGTACAGGGGGCAACCAGTTGTAGTTCTGGACGACTTCGGACAAAGTGTCGAAGATCGTTCAGACCTGGCTGAGTTTATGACCCTTGTATCTGTCAATGACTATGTTCTTCCCATGGCAAGCCTGTCTGAAAAAGGACAAAAATTCCGATCGCCAATCGTCATTGTGACGAGTAACATGGCTTTTGGAATTCCCAATGTCCGTAATGCCCAGCAGGGTGTCATATTAGAGGATACCGCAGCTCTGTGGAGAAGATTCGATCTTCCCCTATTGGT